GTTCGAGCATCGGCGAGGCGGGACATGAATATCCCCAAAAATTGGCAGCCGTCTGATGCCGGCCCTGGGCGGGCTCTTGCCGATATCCGACAGGTCGAGTGGTCAGACGCCGAAAGCTTCCGGCGCGAGAAGGCGGGCTGGCTGCGAGCCATCCGTCGCGTGGGCGACCTGCGGCTTGCGAACATGGTTTGGCTGCTGATGGTTCTGGGCGACTACATGAAGCCGCAGAACGAAGCGGCATGGCCGGGCATCGCTCGGCTCGCTGCGGACCTTGGCTGGTCGCTGGCCTCCGTAAAGCGCGCCATCGCTCTGGCTATCGCATGGGGCTGGATCATCCGCGATCGGCGCTATGCGACAAGCAACCGCTACCTGATGTCGTTCTCGGTTTCGGTGAGGGCGGATGTGGAGCAGCGCCACGGACTGCGGCTTCAGCCGTTCCTTGATCGCCTGGGCAGTGGGATCAAACCTGAGCTCAGATACCTGAAAAAGATACCTGAGACTGATAACCAAGAAGAATACCTGACAGATCCGCTTGGCGAGCCAGTGCCGGATGAGGCTCTGCGCCATCCTGAGATCTCAATCAGCGATCTCCATCGCGCACTCGGTGATGGTGATATCAATCTAGGGCAGCATCGCGCGGCGCGGCTCGGGCGATCTCGGATCGAATATCTCCGCATGCAAGTCGCCGAGTTGGGCTTGCACAGAGCTGCGCCCCAGATCCGAGATGCGGCATGCGATGCCGATCAGGCCGAACTTTCCGCACAGTCGAGGAGGGGCAGCGCATGAAAAAGCCTGATCGCCGGGAGGATGACGGCGCGCAAGGCAATCTGTTCGCCTGGGCGGCCTCGCGACTGACCGCTGAAATCGTGAGCCTCGATCAGTTTCGAGCGCGCTCGGCCCGCTGGCTGCTGGTGATCGAGCCTCGGGCGCTCGGCCCGCTCGATCGATTCGACAAAAAGTACGGATTGGCCCCAGCCACCCCGGTTCTCGCCTTCCATGAAACCCGACCCCTTCGCCAGGCCTGAAAGGATCTCCTGATGTCTGCCCAAAAGTTCGATATCCCCGCCGATCTCGCGGTCCGTTTAGACCGCGTCCACCCGTTCACCGCCGCGATCGTGCGCGTCGGACTGCATGTCGACAAGCGATTGATCTCAACAGACCGTGCCGCGCTTTGCGTATTGGCCGCGGAGGCGCATGAGGGCCGCCCCGACGTTTCGCTCGGCACGATCAGCAAGGCCTTAAAGCGCTGCGAGGCCACCGCGCGTGACGCTGTTCGCCGCCTCGCTTGGGCTGGCTATGCCCGTGCGGAGGAGCGTCCATCTGGTTCAATCGCGACAACGTGGCGGCTGGCTATGCCTTCGGAGGCACGTTGGGAGCAGCCGATTCCGCGTCGGCCGAAGTTGGCCGAAATCGCGCTGCCTTCGAAATCCGAGGAAACGTCGTTCGATGACGACCGCCATCGCGCCATTGGCGCCAAGTTCGGCTTCTCATCGGAGCTGACTGATCAATTGATCGAGCTTCGCCAGAACCTCGCCCTGCCGCGCAACCGCGCCTGACAGCCTCGCCAGCGGCGTCTTTACCCTCGCCGCTGGCCCGCCTGCCTAAAATCAAAAACAGCCACTGGTGGCCCTGATTGGCCCGGAAAACCGCAATGGAGAATATGATGAACACCTTCGACGCCGCCTTGAACCGGCTGGCGGCCGAGAGGATTGCCTCAGCGGAGGCCGAAGTCGGCGAGCCGCCTTTACCTATCAAGCGGCCAGCCAATGATCCGTGAATCGGCCCCCGCATGCCGATGTGCTATTGCTGGTTCGCGCCGATTGGCGCCCGCGTTGCAAGCGCGGCTTCGCCCTCCGTCTACCGCAGGCGGAGGGCGAATGATTCAGAGCCTATGCGCAGCGCTTCAGATCGATCTGATCGTCTTCGACCTGCTCCCGATCGACGATCAGACGCGGCTTTGACTTTGCGTGTTGTTCGGCTTCCTCGCGCGCTTTCCTCAACGCGCGCCTTTCTCGCTCCCGCCGAGCCGCGAGCAAGAGTTGCCATCGCTTCAATTTCATGTGCCCCGTAGCCCCGTATGCAACGCCGCAGGTGTATGACAGCGGCTGGCCAAAATTGGTGCATCCCCCATTTGGAGGGTGCTAGCGCCTCAAATGACTTGTTGCGTGGAACAGCACGTCGGCAATCTCGACCGAGATCCAGACGAGCATGCTCGCGCCCACGCCGATGAGCGCGAGTGCCAAGCCGAGCACACCCGCTCGCCATGTCCATAGGCTGAGCTTTGACTGGCTCCAGCGCGCGTTGATGAGGGGGACGGTTCGGACGCTCATTGGATGAACCGAGGAGGCAACCCGTCTTCGGCGAGAGGGTCGGCGACGATCCTGCCGTGGACGTAGTCGTTGCTTATCGCCAGCGTGATGGCACGGCGGTACTCAGCCCAGGTGCAAAGAGGGCTCTTGCACCTTCCGCACAGAACGTAGCTGTCCGGAGTCAGATTGTTCGGAATCGACACATGCGGGGAGCCGCACGTTTCGCAACGGAACTCGTTCTGGTCCACGACAAACCCCAATGGCTGAAGCCATCACTATGAGGCAAGAGCCGAGCCAGTCGAGTCCGATGAAGTTCTGCGCGATCGGCTGGACGCCGAGCCAACTGGCCGGGGAGGGTTTAAGCTGGCTCGGCGTCGCGCGCCGCATCGAAGCGCTTCGCGATCCTGCCAGCCAAAAGTGTAGAGAAGGTAACTGGCGGGCTGCGAAACATTGGGCGATGTCGCAACCCGCCGTGCTCGAATCACTTGCGTGACTTTCGCAAGTTTATCTTGGGGTAGATATCGAAAGATTTCAACTATAGATTGGTCCACCCCCGTTGTCTTGGTCCACCCTGAAGTATGTCTTTTGGCAGACAGGAGGACCGAGATGCCGAGGAAGCGACACAAGCCCGAAGAGATTGTCGCGAAGTTGCGCCAGGTCGATCTGCTGGTATCGCAGGGGGAGTCCATTGCCGACGCGATCCGCTCGATCGGCGTGACGGAGGTTAGCTTATACCGCTGGCGCCGTGAGTTCGGCGGCCTTAAGACGGACCAGGTCAGCGGATGAGGAGCTCGAGGCCGAGAATGCCCGGCTCCGTCGCGCCGTTGCGGACCTGACGCTCGACAAGCTGATCCTGAAGGAGACCGCGTCGGGAAACTGGTAAGCCCCGCGCGTCGCCGTGCGTGCATTGACCATGTCAGGCTCGCTCTGAAGGTGTCGGAGCGGCGGACCTGCCGTGTGTTGGGGCAGCTCAGCTCGACCCAACGCCGTATCCCGCGCGGACGAGACGATGAAGAGAGGCTCACGGCCGACCTCGTCGAACTGGTCAGCTACTATGGCCGCTACGGCTACAGCAAGATCGCCGTGCTGCTGCGCTCGACCGCGGGCTGGGTGGTCAACGACAGGCCAACCGTCGACTAACAATCACTTTGGACCAGCCGGCGGGGACGGATCATTCTCGAGCCTGCTCTGCAACTGGCGGGCTTTGACACACCAGGTAACGACGCAGCCTGCCAAATTTGAACCGCGTCTCTCGCGAAGGCTGATAAGCCCAAAAAATTCTTCCCACAAAAAAATGACCGGTAACGGATCAAAAATCAGATGGTCGTGACCGCTTATACCATAATTTCTCTCAATCAGATTTATAGACTAGGAGCAATATTCGGTCGTTGGATGTTTTTTGTGGAAATCAATTTGCTCATCGCCTAGCATTCCAAGGTGAATAGGAGTGGTTAGATGTTATCTCAATCAAAGGCCTTGACTACGGCATTCACTCTCGCGTGTTTCATTGCTAACGATGCTGTAGCTCAGCCAAAGAGCGGCCCAAATGTAAAATTCGACGACAGTGGAGCTAACGTCATCGAGGTGTCGAATCTTCCGTCTGACGGCTGCCCTACTGCAAATAGTGTCGGACGCATCACAAAAAGGCATATCGATAAGGGAAAATTCCTTGCGGTAGATTTCAGAGATCGACGTAGAAGCGAATATATTAATCTACCCGATGCCTCCGAATTTCAAAGCAAGGTTACATACGAGCTCGTTAGCAACGCTCTCGACCGCATGCTAAAGGTGGGGGCCGAGGTCCGGGTGAAGATGGCAGCTTGTGGAGCTGGCGGAGCGATTGTAGCCCTTGAATCTGTTACGTTGGTGAATTTGCCGCAGGGCCAAACTGCGCCTAGCGCTGTGTCATCCCAAACTCCACTAATCGCGAGCGGATCGTCAGGTACCACTGAAGCCGCCAGTTCTAACGCGGCAGGAGGAGGACCGGCGGGCGCATCGCAAAATCAAACGGCGTCGAAAGCTCCCGCGCTCCATCCAGGTGTTTCGTCTGTGGATGTACAGAACGCGAAGGATGGCTGGTTAGTCCAAGGGGACGCCAGCTTTACCTCGATCGGCTTGGTAGCTGGGATGCACTATCATACAATTCAGCTGATATGCCGGCACGAAAGTGGGCTGGTAGAGCTGCTGATCGATGATCCGAAAGCGCGATACCGCGCCGGCTCGCCCCAAATCGTCTCCCTTGGTTCTGGAACGGCGAAGGTAACCATTCGCGGTACCTCAACTTACAATGAGATGGACGAAATCCGACAAGTAGCCGCCACGCTCCCCCTAGCTACACTGGAGCCCATACTGAGAGCGATGGAGAGCGGCGGGCAACTGAGAATCGAGACACGCGCGGGAAGGTTGTTGCTTGCGCGGGGTGCGGGAGCAAAGTCGGCGTCCGTATTTCTCTCTTCGTGCTCCAGGCACCGCTAGGGCTCGGACCTATAAAGCAGTTGGCTGCCCAAGCCCATGCGTTCTAGGGCTTCTGGTAGGCATCGCGGAGGGATGGGGATCGTTTCTGGATCGCAGATGCAATTCTCGCGGATAAATCCGCGTCTACCGACGGATACGCGTGCCAAGCCGCTGTTGACGCTCGCCCCGTGATCAGCGGCATTGTCCATTTCGTTCAATCCGGCGGGCGCTAGATCGGCGCCGGGCGGTTGCGGGCTGCGCATGACGTTCTACAACCGCTATGTCCGCTGGGCCACAAGGGCGTCTGAGTTGAGCTCTTCTAGGCCCTGGCGAACGCCGGCGATGCCCCGGCGCAGGCGCTCATTGCTCGTCGACGTTGAAGGCGCGCCGCTCGGCCTCGGGCGGAAAAGGGGCGAGAGCAACCAAGCAATCGGGCGCTCGCGCGGCGGGCGAACCACCAAAATCCACGCGCTGACGGACCGCGACTGCCGGCCCATCGCCTGCCTACTCTCCGGAGCGAGCTCCTGCGCGCCCCGCCTCTGGCTATGCTTCCATATCCTAGACTTTGCCCATCACCGGCCGAGCGCAGCGTCAAACGCCTCTCGGACGACCTTTTCAAAACCTTTTCGGAGAACAAAACCTTTCACCATGTTGGAGGTAATGTGTGTTGCTATACCGGAGCCAGCCATCGCCACAGGACGACGAAAGTACGCGGCATATATCCCGTCTGTGATCAGGCCGGCGGCGAAATTGAGATACATGTCCATCGCCAGTCGACCGAAGTCGCCGTCGCGCTCGATTATGTCGAGGTCGACGCGAGCTTGCATCGCCACCTCTACCGTGCCGCTTCCCTTGAGCTTTACAGGGGAGACGAAGGCTGCGAGGCGCTCCATATAACTGACGCGCCCGTCTCTGTTTCCATCGCGATCATCAAAAAATGACACCACGATTACGGCTTTGTTGCCAATAAACCCAACAGCACCAATCGGGCTTTTACCGTGCTTACGCACAGGCAACCAATCAATCTGTCCAGCCATTCCATCCCCCGTACATAGTGATAGATTAGCCGCATCAAACTCAAAGCCAAGCCCGCGAAGCCCAAATTACTTCTTTGCCAGCTTTTGAACGTGTGCGCTCACTATCAGCGATGCCAATTCCTTCGCATCAGATTGCATGTTCAGCAGGTCGCGATACGACATGTACTGGGCGCCATGAAGGAATTTGCTACGTTTTGAATATAACTCATCCCAGCGCTGCCGTATGTCTGAGAGGCCGAGTTGTTCGATCAGCCGGCGAACTTTGATTGAGACACCGAAGTTGAGCATTCCAAGTATCCCTGCTTGCAACTCGGCTTTCTCCGTGTCCGATAGATCGGTCGCAGTGGCTAGGTATGATGGCGCGTGCTTGATCCAGGCAAGCTGGGCCACCGACCACTTTTCTTCCGCAGCAAGAAGCTCCACCGCACCAACATAGAGAGCCAGCGCCGCTGCAGGGTGGGAAGCCATCAAGCCGCCGTTCATCATCAAGGCCGCCGTCAAAGTCCGGTGGCTCACGCGGCCTGATCTCGAAGGAGCCTGCCGCATAATCTCAATCAAGCGATCAGACGATCGGAGCACTGATGCTTTGAGCTTCCCGAACGACGTCAAAACAACTGGAGCGTCGGGGTACACATTGATTCCGTGAACTTCATCGAGCCAAAACTGCCCAGCCTTCGCGATGGCCTCTTTAATGACTTCGCCAACTCTTACTGTCGCAGTGTTCTCGACTCCAACATCCATCCCTACGCCACTAACGGCCCCTCCAATGGCAAGAGCTGATTGGAGCGCCGATCCGAACTCTGCTGCCTCATCCGCCGTTGCGAAGCGGCAGGCGGTCAAAACAATCCAATTGTCTTCGCGAAAATTTAAGGCCGCGTTGCTTGGTTTGATTGTGACGACCCGGCCGTGAAATTTGGCCTTGATCAAACGGGTTTCGTCGCTCAGCCGATCGCCGAGTCTAATTCGCAATCGTACCCGCCATTTTATGGCAGACCCAGCGGCGCGCTTGACCTCAATATATTGATCGAACGCTTTCTTCTTTTCACGGATGTATTCTGCAAACTCGTCCATCAACCGACGTTGAAACTTGGGGACGAGATGGTCAAGGCTTCCACCTTTGGTACTCGGCTCTGCTCTCTCTCAGCGCAATGCGATGCTCGCCTCGAGCGTTTCAACTCAGAAGGCGAAATACTCGCAGGACACGTCGGAATGCTTGGGATTGGTTCAAGCGGCGTGCATCTGCGGTGGAGAGCTGCCGGGCGAAGAAGGCATGATGGTCTTCTAGTGGCTCACATTCAGCGGATCCGACCTTCGATCCGGACGACTTCGCCGCCGGTCATGACGCGCTCGACCTGCTCGATGCGGCGGGTGCGGCCTTGGCTGACGACGAAGTCGCCGATTACGGGATAGCGGATGCCGCCAGCCACGCCGGGCCAGGCAATCCCGTCGAACGGGAGGGCGGACATGATGATGCGCGAGTCCGTCACCGTGACCGCGCCGGCAACCTCGCTCCCGGCATATCCAGAGATACGCGCGCGCACGTCGATGGTCGCGAATTGGTCGATGCTCGTTCCCATGCGACGCTTCACCGTGACGATCTCCGCGGCAGCGGCGAGATGGCGATCGAGCGCCATGGTTTCAGGGCGCGACATCAGCCGACAATCCTCTGGTACGGCGCGAGCAAGGTCTCGGCTTCCGGGCTGGGCAGGGAGCCACCATCCGGCACCCACCATGAAACCGAGCGAACGCCGTCGATGTTCTCGCTGCGCATCATCGGATCGCGCGTCCGACTGGTCAGGATCGCACCGGCGACGAGGATCGCCGCGCGCTCCACCGGCGCCGGCAAGGTCTGCGTTCCGGAATCACCCGGTAGGACGTACCCGGCCGCGTAGGTGACGGTGATCGGCCCGACCCACGGCAGCCGGCAGGAATGCGAAACTCGAAACAGCGTTTCCCCGTCGAGTTCATAATCGTCCGCCGTCAGGACTGTGCCGCCTTCGTCGACAGAGACGAAAGAGATCGCGGGCGCGCGCGCGAGGAGAAGCCCCGAACGCGGCCAGCGGAAAATCTCCCGTAGCGTCTGAAGCCCGAACGGCCGGCGGCAATGATCGGCGATCATGCCCGAGGCCTGCGCGATGGCGATACCCAGCCCATCGGTTTCCTCTGGAATGCCGAGCATGTTGCTGGCCGCCGTCGTCGTCGTGAGATTGGTCGACGCGGCCGGAGTGACGACGGTCAGCATCGATCAGGCCTTCCGCTTGTTCGCGGGGGCAGGCTTCGCCTTGTTCTCCGGGACAGGCGCAGCCTTCGTTTCCGGCTGGTCGGCAGCGGCGGGCTTGGCGAGGCCGATGCGTTCCAGTTCTTCGGCGCGGGACTTGGCGACCGGGAAGACATCGCCGACCTCGCACAGGTCACCCTGCGGGGTGCGGTTGAACGGCTTCAGGGCTTCGATTTTCACTTCCGACATGGGCCGGCTCCTTCGAATAAGGAGCACGGGGCGACGATCCGCCCCGCGCGTTAGCGTGGCGGTCGATCAGGGCGTGGTGCCCGCGGCCAAGTTTCCATAAACAAACGAGTCGGGACGGAAGACCGCCAAGGCGAGCCGCTCCTCGGCGAGGATCGTCACCATATTCCGGCGGAAATTGTCGGAATCCTCCGTCGAGACTTCGACCGAGGCCTCTTCGCGGTCGATCACGCTGGCCGCCATGTTGAAGGCTCCGGCAAGGAATTTTCCGGAGGCGATCGCATTGGTCTCGACGACAGGCAAACCCCAGATGTTGAAGCCGTTGTTCACCGTCGGATCGGACCAGATGTAGCGGCCCTCGCCGTCCTTCGTGAGCTGGATGTCGGCCCAATCCACGGGGTTAAGCACGAAGCCCGAAGTGCGATACTCGGCGACGCGCACCTGAAGCATTGCGCGGCGAAGACGATCGATTTTGGTGTCGGTAGCGGCCGAGTACGTCCCCACCGCGTAGGCGGTGGCCTGTGGGATCAGGCCGAGCAGGTTCTGCCCGGAGCCGTCGCCGGCAAGGATCTGCTGCTCTTCGACATAGGCGAGGCCAAAGCGCGCCCTGTTGTCGATGTACGATTCCAGCAACGGAATGTCGGACAGCACCTGGCGCGAGGCCAGGAACCAATGTGCGAGCGTGCGCACCGGCGTGCTGACGAGATCGAAGGAGAGATCGCTCTGCGGCTTCAGGGCACCTTCGGCGACCGGGGCGGCCGAGTTCTGGAAACCCGACTCCCGGACGAATTCGACCGCGTTGGAATCGGTGCGGCCCCGCATGAGCAGGCTTCGAACCGTCATCTGACGCTCGGGCGGCGCGATGATGCCGGGCAGGCGGGTTGGGCGAATGCCGTCACCGACGCCGCCGGTTCCGGTCGTGGCCGAGGTGATCGACGTGACCGCCTTGACCGACAGTCGCGCCGAGCCCTTGCCCCGCGCCTGCAGCGCCTTGAACTCGTCGCTGCCCGTGAACTGCTGGCCAACGCTCTTCACTTCAGCCTCGCCGCCGCCACCGCGGCGCGAGAGCTTCTGCTCGACTTCCATCAGCCGGGCCTGAAGCTCGCTGCCCGTCTTCACGAGCCCCTCGAGCGCGGACTTCGTATCGGCGTGCGCACGGCCATGATCCTTGATCTCGGCCGCCGCCTTTTCGGCGAAAGCCTTGATCTCGCCATCCCGCTTGGCGAGGGCGTCCATGATGGTCTTGAACTCGGCCTGATCGTTGGCGCGGTCACCGGCATTCTTGCGGCCGTATTCGGCATGAGCGGCCGTCAGTTTCGTGTCGTGGAACGACATGGGTGTTCTCCTATCGAAGGTCTGGGAGGGAAAAGCCGGCAAGCGCCTGTGTCAGGTCGCCAAGGCCGGAGGGGTTCGCCTGATGGGACTGACCCGCTCCCGCGGCCCATTTCCTGAACCCGACGAGGGCGATCTCGTCGGCGTCCGATCTCGAAAAGCCCCGCTCCCGCAGGATCTTGCCGAAATCGCGTTCGGTTAGCGGCTCACCGGCCGCCAATTTCGCTTTGATGGTGTCGACGCGGGCTTCATCGTTGGCCGGGTCGGTGACGACGCTAATCTCGCGGAGATCCAGCTTGGTGAGTGTGCGGACGCGGGCCGTTTCGTCATAGGTATCGGACCTGACGAAATAACCGATCGACAGTCCGGAGATGGCGCCGGAGGCCATGCCGCGCTTGGCGAGCCGCGCATACGGCGCGTCGTGGAGCCAGAGCTCGCCTTCACCGTACAGGCCGTGCTCGTCCTCGCGCAGCGCGTTCCACTGCCCGATCGGTTCATCGCCCCTGTGCTGCCAGAGGATCGGGAGCTTACGACCCTTCGCCTCGGTATCGGCGAGGGATTCGAGGAAGGCGCCTTTCGCGACGATCTCGCGATAGCTGTCCTGCACGCCCCAGACTGAGGCATAGCCCGCGAAGGTGCCATCGGCGCCGGCAGCCTTCGTCAGCCGCATCTCAAAAGCCCGTCGCTTGGTGGCGAAATCAGCCATGGCCGCTCTCCTTCACGTCGAGGCCGAGGAACGTCTTCAGGGCGTCGCGCGCAGCGGCATCCGCCGGTTCCGTGGCGCCGAGGCGATCGAGGGCGACGAGGTTCGATTGAACGGTGAGTGCGTCGGCCATTGGTGACGAGTCGCGCGGCTCGTTTTCCAGTGCGCGAGCGCGGTTGCGGCTGTAGACCCCGTTTTGCACCATCGAGCTGATGAAGGCGGCGCGGGAGGCGCTATCGCCCCGAAGCAGGCCTTCGACGTTGAATTCCACACTGATGCTGTTGCGCTCAGCCGGTGCGACGAGGCGCTTCCGGGCGGCCTGTTCGAACCTGACGAGATAGCGGCGGAGGCCCGTCGAGAGCCAAGCCAGCATCAATGTTTCAATGCCGGTGCCCCATGCGGTCACGCCTTCGGCGGCATGACCGACGAGCACCGGCGGGACGCCGAACCACCGGCAGATCTCCTCAACGTTGAACTTGCGCGAGAGGAGCATCTCGGCGTCCTTCGGCGGCAGGTTCACCGGCTGGAACTCGACATCGCTATCGAGCACGCCGGCTTTACCCGTCGCGGCGGCGCCGTTGTAAGGCTCAACCAGATTGACCCGGGCCTGCTGGAATTGCGGCTCGGACAGACTCTTCTTGAACTTGAAGAAGCCGCTGGCCCTTATGCCGTTGGCGAAGGTCGAGCCGGCCGCTTTCTCCGTCGCGATCGCGATGCCGAGCGTCTGGCGGGCGAATGCCACGGGCGAAAGGCCGAGATCGCCACCGGCGCCGAACCCGCGAAGATGGAAGATCTTCTCCGCAGGCAGCTCATAGGAACGTCCGCGATCGACGAAGCGATAGCGAAGCTCGCCATCGCCTTGATCGCGATGAAGCGTCATCGCCGCCGCATCAATCGGCTGCAACGCGGTCAGGCGATCGCCGGTGAATACTTTCTCGGCGTAGCCATTGCCGTGAGTGCAGAGCGCTAGGAGCAGCCCCTCGATGAACTCTACGGCCGTCTGATCGGCGTTCGGGCTATCGTGAAGCAGGCCATAAAGCGGATGATCGGGCCGCGAGACCTTGCCGCCGTCGGCGCCGCGCTCGAGGACCTGGACCGGCAACGTCGCCACCGTCTCGGCGATCAGGCGCGTGCAGGCCCAGAACGCACTGAGCTGAAGGGCGCTGTCGATGGTCACGGCTTCGCCGGCCCACGAGCCGCCGGCTATCCAGCCTCCCGAGGACATCAAGCCCAACTTGCGGCGCAAGTACCCGATCATGCGAACAACGGCCTCCCGAGGATCCCGGAAAGGTCGAGGCGCGGCTCCGGGGTGAACCGCTTGGCCAGCTCAAGGGCCATGACGAGCGTGACCGCACCGTCGACCCGAACCGGGCCGCGGCCGTGCGAGCGATCCTTCGCGATTTTCAGATTGCCGGCCGGGTCGGAATCCATGACGGCGCCGGCCACGGCAGCGGTCATGACGGGATGGCCGCCGTGGCGGAGCCGACCAGTCAGCGCCAGCTCCGCGAACCATGACACCGCCGGCCCCATCGACTGAAAGCCTTGGCCGAACGGTTCGAGCGGCACCGGGAAATCGGGATCTACATCGGCGAGATCCGCCTTGAAGTCGTCGATCCTCCACCGATCGAAGCCGATCACGGCGATATCGAACTCGTCCGCGAGCTTCACCAGCTCCTGCGCGACATACCCATATCGAACCGTGGGGCCCGGCACCGCGATGAGATGACCTTGCCGGATCCAGTCGCGGAACCGGTCCTGCTCCTGCGGACGACGCGCGCCGAGTTGCCCTTCAGGCGTCCAGAACAAGGGCAAGATATCGAAGCCCGGCTCTGCCTCGTCATCGGGGAAGACCAATGTCAGGCTGGTCAGGTCGTGCTTGCCGCTCAAGTCGAGCGCCGCGAAGCAGCGTCGGCCCTTCAGCTCGTCGCGATCCACGGCAAGGCCTCCTCGTGACCAGACAGAGGCCGTCACCAAGCGATCCTCGTCGCGAGCGTCGACGCGCTGATTCAGGCGCAGATTGCGGAAGCTGGCTTCGAAGGCCGGAATGCGCCGGGCGCGCTGCGCGGCCTCGCGGAACTCGGCCAGCGAGACGTATTTGCCGAGCGCCGGGTTGCACGCGAGCCAGGTCTTCTCGCTCCACGGATCGGCCTCCGGAGGCGCGGCGAGGAGCTGCACGAAGGTCGACGGATCGGTCCCGCTCAGACCGTCGTCGATGAGCTGCGATAGGGGATGACCATCGTCCGGAGCCTGCGTCGAGATGATCAGCCCGAGCGCCTCTTTTCGCTTGCCCAGCCCGTTGATCAGGTTGTCGAGCAGGATGCGATCCTTGGCCTGGGCCAACTCGTCATAAATAAAGAGCGACGGCGCCAGACCATGGGCGCGGCGGGCATCGGCGGAGAGGGCCTCATAGGTCGAGCCGGCTGCCGGCCCGTCGATGACCTCGATCTTCTTCAGAAAGCGCTGGGCATTCACCAGAACGGCGAACACCGGCACGCGCATCAGGATGGCTTCGATTTCCGCGAAGATGATGCCGGCCTGTCCGCGGTCAATGGCCGCCGAATAGACTTCGCCGCGCGGTTCGGCTTCCGGGCCGATCAGATGGCAGAGCGCGAGCCCGGCGCAGAGGCCCGTCTTCCCGTTGCCCTTCGGCTCGCTCTTGATCCCGATGCGGCGACGGCGCGTGCCATTGGCGCGGAGATCTCCGTAGATCGCCTCAACGAAAGCCCGCTGCTCCGGGAGGAGCTTCATCTTCCGGCCGGCCAACGGCCCTTTGGTGATCGGCAGGAATTGAAGGAAGGCGATCACGCGATCGGCGCGCGACAGCCCCTTCCGCTCCCATGGAAGCCTTACCTTGCGCTTGGGGAGCGCTTCCCGTGCGGCTTTCAAGCGGCCGGCGCCAGGCCCGCGCTTACCCATTGCCTGCACCGCGGATTGAAGACGGCGACGCAGCGATTGACGGGGCAGAGACCGCCGGAGCCGAGGCCCGATCGCTGCTTGTGCAAGGACGCGCCGCCGCGCCCTCCAAAGGGTCCTCGGACCCGGTTCGAAAAACTAATTCTACGCGTCTGCCCCCGGACGGTCCTCGCCCCCGTCGATCGATGACTTTCGACCCGCCCTCCCGCTGGCTGGATCGACGCTGCGTCCCCTGAGAGACTCGCTGGCGGCGTTCGATATTGAGAGGCTCTTCGGGTGCGCCCGCATAGAAAGGGTGCTCAGCGTCGACGGGAAGGCCACTAGCGTGGATGCGGGTCGAGAACCCGCTCTTCTCGCGCTGCTGCTTCCATGAGCTGTGATGGTTGGTGCAGAGCGCCTGCCAGTTGCTGCTGTCCCAGAACAGGCGCTGATCCCCCCGGTGGGGGATGACATGATCGACCACAGTGGCGCGGACGATCAGCCCCTCGCGGGCGCACTCTGCACAGTGGGGATGCAGACGAAGAAAGCCGGCGCGGGCACGATCCCACGCAGCGGTGTATCCCCGCTCTCGTGCCGTTCCCCTTAGCTGACCATTGCCGCGCTGCATGCGGCGGAACGAATCACGTGCTTAGCGACATTGCAAATCGCCAATTTCGGCGCGGCTTATTTCGGCAGTCAGATTGCAGAATCGCACAGACACCTGTCTCTGGCCTGTGATTATGTGCGGGGTAACAGGGCGTCCAACGCAGCCTTGACGCAAGAAGGTTCCGGACGGCCACGACTTGGCGTTACCCCAATCGTTACCCGCAGCCTAAGCGCACGTAAAAATCAGGAGGTCTAAGTAGATTAAAGTGCTGATTTTGTGGGATTTTTGGTGAGCGGGGTGGGGATCGAACCCACGACCACATGATTAAAAGT